GGACTTATGGGCATTGTAGGATTATGGATTGGCTATGGAATAGTTCAGAGGTTTATCTAATGACTGCATTTTTATTTGGCTTAGCAATAGGTTTTGTTGTTGGATATGGATTAGGTTTATTTATTGATAATTTAGACAAGAGGATTAAAAATGGCAGACGATAAAAACACCCTTGAATTAATAAGTTCAATTACAGAGTTTAATGACCTACATGATTTTATGAAAGATGAGCACTTAGATAAAGCTTTGTCTATTGTAGTAAAATTATTAATGAACCCAGACGTTCCTTCTGCCAAAGCCCCTCATTTAATTATGGAGCTTCAGGCAATGTCAACTAAATTTGCTGTTCTAGCATCAGTGTATTCTACTATTGCAAAAGACAAGGCGGGCACAGAAAATAACAATAAGAAAAACATTTATTATTCAGTAAAGGAGTCCATAGACAAACTTGTAGATGCACTTAAGTATGTCGTTAGGTACAATTCATAATGGGTAGAGATATAGTAAAGAATCTTAAATTTAAAAAGCATACTGGGAAACATTTTGATCCAGAAAGATTTGCTCAGTTGCTTGATGAGTCATATCGTAATACTAAAAGAGCAGACGGAGAAATGACAAAGAAATCATTTAGTCCAAGTTCTTTAGGGTATGGGCATGGAACATGCCCTAGATACTGGTATATGGCTTTTAGTGGGGCAATGTTTATAGATGACAATGATGCTGTTGCCGTTGCAAATATGGCTCAGGGAACACAGGCGCATGAAAGACTTCAAAAGCTAATTGCTACAATGCCAGAGTTTAGAGCCGAAGAAGAAGAAATTATAAATGAATATCCTCCAATTCGTGGATTCATTGACTTGATTATGGAATATGACAATGAAACAGTGATTGGTGAAATTAAAACTGCTAAGCAGGAAGTGTGGGACGCAAGACAGTCAGAGATGAAACCCACTGCCAATCACTTGTTGCAGTTATTGACATACATGAAATTAAAAAATGCAAAAGAAGGATTCTTTTTGTATGAAAATAAAAACACTCAAGAAATACTTGTAATACCAGTATCAATGAATGAAAGAAATACTAAAATAATTGAAGATACATTTTTATGGATGTGCGAAGTTTGGGATAATTTTAAAGATGGCGATCTTCCTATGAAGCCAGCAGGAGCATCTAAGTCAAAGATGCCTTGCACCTATTGCCCAGTTAAAAAGGAGTGTTATGCTGGATTAACTGGAACAGTTCAGATAGAAAGATTTGAAGTGCCATCACTATGATTTGTGCCAATAAGGAATGCTTAAATGGTAAAGAGTTTACTCCTAAAACTCATAATCAAAAATATTGTTCAGAAGAGTGTTGCAGAATTGCAACTAATAAAAGAATAATGGAAAAGTATTATGAAAAAAAAGCAATACGAAATGGAACAATTATAAGAAAGTGCAAAAAGTGTAAGGCAAAGTTAAGTATATATCACAACGAAAGTTTTTGTTCTAGTTGTGAAAAGTCTATAAATTTAGAATCTAGAAACAACCTTTTAAGGATGATAGATGACATTAGCTAGCCTTGTTAAAACAAAAGCCAATAGAGTTTTAGGTATAGATGCTTCTACAAACTCTGTAGCTTTTTGCCTTATGGAAAATGATAAGCCTTTAAAATGGGGTAAGATAAATTTAGTTGGAGCAGACATATATGAAAAGATATATAATGCAAAAGTAAATACTCATGCTATGCTAGAAGAATTAAAATCAGATTATATTGCAATAGAGGGAGCAATACTTGTCAAATCACCAGATGCTGTGATAAAATTATCTTATGTCTATGGAGTTGTTATTGCTGAGCTTATGTCTACTGGCGCTGAGGTTATTACAATTAGCCCTTCCTCGTGGCAGGCGTTCATTGGCAATAAAAATCCAACGAAAGATGAAAAGTCTGCAATAAGATTGTCTAACCCAGGTTACGCAGAATCTTGGTATAAAACTCAGTTGCGTAATATGCGTAAGCAAAGGACTGTAGATTATTTTAATAATAAATACGGTTTATCAATTACAGATTTTGACGTAGCAGATGCATTCGGCATTGCTCATTATGCAAATAAGGTGTTGACACAAAGATGATTCCAAAGAATTTATTTCAAACATACTATTGTGATTACAAGGATTTACCTAGTTATGTAAAAAATTGTACAGAAACATGGCAGCAAAACAACCCAGATTTTAATTATATCTATATGAATGAATCTGAATGTCATAAATGGCTACTAGAAAACTATGATCCTCAATACGCAAGAGCTTACGAGTTGTTAAAGCATAAAGCACAGAAGGGAGATCTTTGGAGATATAGTGTTGTAAATAAACTTGGCGGGATATACATGGACATAGACACTGTGTGCAGAAGACCTCTTTCTGATGTAATTGATTACAATTATAATTTTATCACATCGCTAGAGCTAGAAAAAAATTCAATGTTTACTCAATGGGGTTTTGGAGGACAAGCAAATAATCCTATTCTAACTAACCTAACAAACTATATTATAGAAAATGTTGATGGTTGGCCAGATAATCAAAATTCTTTAAAAACTGATTTAACTGGGCCAGTGTCTTTTCAAAAAGCGGTAGTTAGCGTATTGGGTAACGACGCAGACTCAATAGTTAATTTAATGGATTCACATGATAGTAGTGTTTTAGATTTTGGTTTGACCTGGGAAGATCGAATTAAAAGTGCTACAGAAGAAATAAATAATTCTCCTGCAGCGCAAAAAGAAAAATTTGGGCTGTACACCTATAACTTTAATCAAGCTGGTAGACATTTTATGTCTTCGCAAAGGTGGACAGACAATACATTTGGCAAACCAGGAGTTGTAACTAGAATTCTTGGTAGAAATCCTAGACAAATAAATACTGATTATGCTGAGGTTAAAATATATTTAAAAAATAGACCTGGCTATAACTCGTTTGGAGGAATGTAAATGGCATTTGATTTAATTGGTTTAAATCCAACTGGAATAGAGGGAAGGCATTTTAGAAGAAATATTACTGCCTGGTACTATTTTTGGGATAGTATTAGTGATCTTTATCCAGAGATAGCGTCTAAAGTTGAATACGCATATTCTAATGATGGAGATATATTAGACAAAGAGTCTTGCGAAAAGTTAGCAACATTAATGATTGATGACATAGAAAATGGAACCATTAATCATTATTGTTATCAAAACTTTACAGTAAAGAAAATTATATCTCCTTCATACGCAGACTACTACGATTTTTATTTATTTTTAACTCAATCAGGTGGATTTAAAATATGTTAAAGCTTTATCAGAGCAAAGAGTGGTTGTATAGAAGATATGTTGTTCAAAAGAAAACCGTAACAGAAATAGGAAAAGAATGCGGTGTATCTGCTATGACTATACAAAGATACCTAGAACAGTTTGGGCTGATTAAAAAAAGATGACTAATCCAGAAGCTTTTGATAATATTTATATAAATAATACGTGGGGTTTTAAAAGTGGAGCAGGCTCAAACCCAGTATTTGCTAAGCCATGGATTGATCTTGTTAATTATTTTCTTTCAAGAAAAGATGTTAAGACTGTAATTGATGTTGGTTGCGGAGACTGGAGAATAGGTAAATGTTTAAATTTAGAAGGTAAAGATTACACTGGTATAGATATAAGTTCAGTTATTTTAGAAGAAACATCATTAAATGCTAAAGAAAATATTAAATTTATACATGGAGATTTTGAAACTTTAGACATACATGATGCGGATTTAATTTTAATTAAAGATGTATTACAACACTTGACAAACTCTTCTATATATAATATTATTAATAAAATCATGGGCAAAACAAAATATGCTTTGATTTGTGATGATTTAGATAGAGATAATAAGGCTAATAATAATGCAGATATTTTGCCAGGATTACACAGATTTATTGATCTATCTCAAAAACCCTTTAACTTTAATTTTATACAATTAGAATATTTTAAGGGCAAAAACATTAGTCTATATATTAGAGATGAGGAGCGGTAAATGTTAAAGCCAGTATTTGAAGATGTAAAAGATTTTAATTGTTCAGATTTATATTTAAAGTCAGTTAGTGCTCCTTCAGGCGCTAAAATCTGGGGCGCATGCCATGAAATTGCACATTTATTAATTGAAAAGAATATATCATATGGAGACTCAGCATTAAGTCCAGCACGTATATTTTCTCAAGCGGATTCTGTAGAACAACTTAAAGTTAGAATTGATGATAAATTAAATCGGGTTATGCACAATCAAGGGTATGCTGGGGATAATGATGTCGACGATCTGATTGGATATTTAGTTTTATATAAAATAGCTAAATCTGTTTGATTTTTTAGTCGACTAGAAGTATAATGTATATATGACAGAATTAGAGCCAGCGGTACATTTTGACCGAATGAATAAAGTAGTTGAAGAGCTGCTAAAAGGAAATACTCCAACTCAAATAGCAACTGCTACTGGTTTTAAAAGAGCTGAAGTAGTTGAACTAATTGATGAATGGAAGCAAGTAGTCCATAACGATGTAAGTTTGCGTGGTAGGGCTAAGGAAGCAATTTCTGGAGCAGACCAGCATTATGCTATGCTTATTAAAGAAGCCTGGAAAACTGTAGAGGATGCAGATACTCAAGGTCAGTTAAACGTTAAAGCAGGCGCACTTAAATTAATTGCAGACATAGAGACTAAAAGAATTACAATGCTTCAGGCCGTTGGCGTTTTAGAAAGCAATGAAATTGCATCTCAAATTGCAGAAACAGAAAGAAAGCAAGAAATTTTAGTTGGCATATTAAAAGAAGTAACCGCTGGATGCCCTAAATGCAAACTAGATGTAGCAAAAAGATTGTCTCAAATAACTGGTATTGTTGAATCCGTAGTAGTAGAAGAGTCCGATGTCGTTTGATTTTAACGATCTAATTGATCTACTTGATGGCGAAGAGTTTGAAGAGAAACCAGTAGACCTTCGTGAATTTGTTACAAGCCCAAACTATTTAGGTCTTCCTCCGTTATCAGATCTTCAATATACTTTGATTGAAAAAAGTTCACAGATATATAAAGAGTCCACACTTATAAAACTATTTGGAGAAGAAGAAGGAAAAAGAATTGCAAAACAAACTGCAACAGAAGTAGTTGCACAGTTAGGCAAGGGAAGTGGAAAAGATTACTGTTCTACTATTGCTGTTTCATATATAGTATATTTACTATTATGCTTAAAAGATCCAGCTTCTTATTATGGGAAGCCACCAGGAGATGCAATTGATATTATTAATATTGCTATAAACTCACAACAAGCAAACAATGTTTTCTTTAAAGGATTTAAAACTAGAATCGATAAATCTCCCTGGTTTGTAGGAAAATATGAAGCTAAAGCATCTGAAATGAAATTTGATAAAGCAATTACAGTTCATTCAGGACACTCAGAGCGTGAAGCGTGGGAAGGTTACAATGTTATTGTTGTTATTCTAGACGAGATATCTGGCTTTGCTATTGAAAATACAACAGGACACGATCAAGCTAAAACTGCTGATGCTATATACGATATGTACCGTGCATCTGTGGATTCTCGTTTTCCAGATTTTGGTAAAGTAATTCTTCTATCATTTCCAAGATTTAAAAATGATCCAATTCAAAAGTTTTATGAGTCAGTTATTGGAGAAAAAGAGACAGTAATTAGAACACATAAATTTAAAATTGACGAGGACCTTCCAGATGGAACTGAAGGAAATGAGTTTGAAATTGAATGGGAAGAAGACCATATAAAATCATACCTTATTCCAAAGGTATATGCGTTAAAGAGACCCACATGGGAAGTAAATCCAACAAGAAGTATTGAAGATTTTAAAACAGCATTTTATAAAAATACTATGGACGCTTTGGGTAGATTTGCTTGCATGCCTCCAGAAATGATTGATGCATTTTTTAAGTCAAGAGAAAAAGTAGAAAAGGCTTTTAATAATACTGGAATTGCAGTAGATAAATTTGGAAGACTAGAAGAATGGTTTAAGCCAGACCCAGACAAAAAATATTTTATTCACGTTGACTTGGCTCAAAAGCACGACCATTGTGCAGTTGCAATGGCACATGTTGATAGATGGGTAAATGTTAAAGTTACAAATGATTACTCTCAACCAGCTCCAATAGTACATGTAGATGCAGTAAGATATTGGACTCCTACACCAGATAAGTCTGTAGACTTTACTGAAGTAAAAGACTATATTCTTTCTTTAAGGACAAGAGGTTTTAATATCGGTGTCTGTACCTTTGACCGATGGAACTCTCACGATATGATGCAACAATTAAAGCAATATGGAATTAATACAGAAATTTTGTCAGTTGCAAAAAAACATTATGACGATATGGCTATGGTTATTTTAGAAGAAAGAATTAGTGGCCCACACATACCGTTACTTATTGATGAATTGCTTCAGCTTAAAATTATGAGAGACAAGGTAGACCACCCACGAAAGGGCTCAAAAGATTTAGCTGATGCAGTTTGTGGATCAATATTTAATTCAATTAGCAGAACAAGACCAGACTTGAATAATGAAATAAATATTCATACATATGAATCTATGTCCATGTATGATGATTTTAGTAGAGATAAATCAGACGTTATTAGCACAAACATGATTCGTCCGCCCAGGATGCCAGAACGTTTGTCAGATGCCTTGGAAGGGATGGAAATAGTATGAGTACATATCAAGAAAAAGCAAAAGAGTGTAAGTGTTGTGGTAAGCACGTTCCTCTTCCTACAGTTTTAAAAGACTACAATGGAGTTACTGTATGCCCAACTACATTTTCAAACTGCATGGAATATAAAAGAATATGGAAGTCTTTAGGCCAAAGGCCGAGTGGCTCAGTTAGGAAACATTTTTCAGAGTACGTTCAAAACCTTGTTGAACAGGAAAATTTAAATGAGTCATAATCAATGGTTCTTAAATCCTTTAGGAGACATTAATTTAACAGATGAAAACTATAATACACTTCTATATAACAATATAGACAGAGGAAACTTTAGTTATTTAAAAACATTAGGAAGATCTGGTTCGGTTCATGATTATATACGTTACAACTATAATAGTCATGGATATAGAAGTATAAAATTTGAAAAAACAAAA